TGTCCCGCAGCGCTACACGTTCGCATCGCGGGCATATCGGATGTTCGATGGTTCTGCGCGGTCCGCCAATCTCGCCAATCCACGGATGGCTATGCGCGTAGGCTTTCCACTCGTTCACACTGATGCGATTAGCCAATACGTGCATCATCCGACACCTCCTAACGCCGGATTTGTCGCGGGTTGCATCGGGTTCCCTTGCGCAGTTAACCCGGCAATCAACGGATTAGGCGGCATGTTTCCACCTTGCGGTGCCGGGGGCAGGGCAACCGTCGCAATATCGTCATCGCTAATCGGAAGGCCCACATAGTCGCGCAGCAATTTCAAATACGTTGATGGCGGTATGAGATTAGCGTTTTCTTTAATGACCGTATAAACAAATGCTTTGTTCGCCGGGAGCCCTGCGCCGACCGTGACGGTAATATCCAAAGCAACTTTTTTAGTCACAGGTTCGTTTGTTTCCGGGTCCCTCAACTCCTTGTATCTCGGCGCGTTCTCGACTGGAACACCAAGCATACCCTGCAACTTCTGCGCAAAATTCCGTTGATACCCTTCATCAGCAGGAATAAGTATCGGGATTTCCTTTAAGTCGCTCGGTCGGAAAAACAAGAAATTGTCGTCGCGCTCCGTCACCCGGAACGCTTGTTCTTCCGTCCAATACTCCATGCAAAGTTCTAAGACATACTCGAACACTTCCGATAGCGTTTCTTCAAGCAACATCTTCTTGTGCTGCACACCGGCATTTGCGCCTTGTTGGAGCGCCAACGCTTCCGTAGCGGTATCGACGCCTTGTTGTTTTACGCCCGTCTGTTGATCGCCAAAACGGGTCTGTACTTGCCGCTCAATGGCAAACGCTTGATCACGGCGTCGTAAAATGTATTCCGGGATTTTCGGCGGATCAAGATAGCCAAGTCCAGGATGTCCGTTTTCGCCTAAATCAGTTGGTATATTCAAAGCCGGTTCGTTTGTCCACTTGTCCGGGTCAATGCCGCTTGCCGTCGAAAACCACCGTTGCGGGTTTCCTGTCAGCCGCGCGTTGATACGGATTTGGTCATCCAAGTCATTCACAAGGTCTTGCGTGTTGATGAGCAGTTCAGCCGTTCCCTTTCCCCACACCGTGCCTTCCCGGTACATGTCGGGCGTGAAAAAGTACGGATAAATGTTCCCTGGAATGATGAAATTCGGGTCATCTTTCGTATCCCGGAGAATGATGCCGTCACCGCTCATTTCGACAAGGCGGATTCGGTATTCGCCGTCTTCGTCTTTATCCCGGAACCACACCAGCATGTGCAAATAGTGGTCACGGCTCACGCTGTCACTCTCGCCGTCTTCCTCGCCAAAGATAAGCGCCGTTTCCATCGGTTCGTATCCCGGTTCGATGGCGTTGACGCGATCTTCCGGGTACATTCCCGATTCACGCGCCCATGATATGGACTTGTTCATGACTTCGATCACAAATCGGCCTTCTTGGATTTTGTACACGTCCGTAATGTTAGGGTCTGGGAACACGTAAGCCGGATTGCATACGTCGATGACGGGCAGCCCCATGCCGTCAAGCTGGTCCGGGTCGAACAACACCCGGAAAATCCCCGTGCCGAACTTCATCCGACGCCGTTCATGCACATCCAGTTTGCGACGCATTTTGTTACGTTCTTTCACAAATTCAAGAATGATTCGTGCAATATCCGCAAACGGAACGTCACTCGGCGTGCGGCCCTTGGTCTGTATGGCGATGTTCTGCTCAATCAGATACGCGACTTGGCCTTCGACGTTGGGATTGATCAGATTCGTATTACTCGCCGGGTCATTGTCGCTTTCAGGTTCGTTCGCATCGCCTTCCCAGTACAAATCGATGGTTTCCCATTTCTCGAACAAGCCCCGGTTTTCTTTGTCCATCCACGCGGACCGGTACCAATCGAGCAGCTTGTCCGCGAGCGCGATTTCTTCTTCGCTCATGATGTCCGTGCGCCGGTCTTTCTTGTCCCGGTCGCTGTTGGTCGTGAACACGTCTTCATCAAGCAATACAGCCACGTTGTCACCTTCTTTCGTGGAAAATAAAAAACGGCCTGTTCAGGCCGTCATCTTCCGATTTCAACCTCATCCTTCGTCCCGCCCTTCGCCTTCACCGGCGCGTAAAGCCCCGTATCCTTCATTTGATACTTCTCATACGCGATACGGTGCGTTTGGAGCGGCGATCGTAAGCTGGGTTTACTCCTCTTAACCAGTATCGTTTGCGCGTCTCTTACGTCATTTTTGCGCGTCTGCGACGGTTTCCGCGCAAGGTAGCACATCACGTAACCGATGATGATGCCGACGAGCAGCACACCCGCGAATATCACGGATTTTCACCGTCCTTTGCGTAGGTCGCCACGAATCCGCACGACTTACAGCGGTATTGATACATTCGAATCGGCTTGATTCCGTCCGCTTTGAAATGGCCGCAGTCGTTGCGGGCGCGTTGGATGTCGGTACTATTGCACATGGGGCATTTGGTCATGCGATGACACCACCAATCGTTCAGGAAAATCGGTCGGAACTTGAATTTCAATTTTATCCACAATTTCGATAGTCACTTTTGCGAAATGCTCTCCGGTCCATTCTTGTAAATGTTTTTGAAGCACCTGAATCAGTTCATCTTTTGTCATCGGGCCGTCAATTTCGATAAACTTGAATTTCCGTTTCATCATCATCTCGCCCTCCGAATCTCGTATTTTTTGTAGCCTAAATCCTCAAGTTCCGTGCCGACGAAGAAGCCGTCGGGTATCGTTCTCTTTGGATAGTGCTTTTTGAAACACAACCGTTTCAACGCTTGTGTCATGGCGTCCACTTGGTCGTCATTCGCTCCGTGCGGGAAGTTCGCGCATTCATCGATGAATTCTTCCACCCACAGGCGATTCCGGGGTAAATACACGTTTCCGGCTTCGATATACGGCGATACTGCTGATGCGCGGGCAATCTTCGATTCGGTTGGTTTAACGGCGAGCATACCGCCGATTTTTCGTTGTAGCATGGAGATGATCGCCGGGCCATTCGCTTTGTCTTCGATGAGTTTTAGACGCGCATTCGGCCATTTCGTTGTCATATTTTCAATCGCTCGCATCGTCGCTGTAATGTCCATACGGTCGCGCACTTGGTCGACGAGATACACGTCCGCGCCGATCCGTCCCCAAACTTGTCCAACCACGAAGTCGCTACCGTCCGAATCTTTGAACGTGCAGTCCCAACTTTGGATCATTTCATCGAACCGCATTTGTCGCGGGTCGGTATCGTAAAACCGCCACCAGTGACGTTTCAACATCGCGCCTTCTTGCGCGCTCGGACGTTGCTGATAAAGCGCGTTGAACACATACGAACCGACGTCTTTTTTGATCTGTTCAAGTCGGTTCAAGTCGAATCCGTACTCTGGCCAAAGCGGCTCGCCAGGTTTACGCCCTAAAGCGTCGTTTTCCTCTGAAATCGCCGGAAAGTTTATGACCGTCCACCGCTCACCTGTATGCGTGCCGTTTTCGATTTCTTCCCGCTCTTTCGCCAACAATCGCCCAACTAAATCGTCCTCATGCCATCTCGTCATGACGATGATGACGCGGCCATCCGGCGTTAGGCGCGTATAAAACGTGGAAAGGTACCATTTCCAGATTTTTTCGCGGATCGCCTCGCTGTGCGCTTCTTCCTCATTTTTCACCGGGTCGTCGATGATTCCGATTTTTGCGCCGCGCCCGGTTATCGGACCCCCAACACCGGCAGCGTTTAAACCGCCGCGATGGCCTTCGATTCCCCAGCTTTCCGCGCTCTTTCGGTCAGAATCCAGCACAACACCAAACACGTCAGCATGCTTTTCCAGCGTATCCCGCGCGATTCGGCTATGATCACGTGCCAAGTCGATCGAGTACGACGCAAGAATGATTTCGTCGTCCGGGTTGCGTCCCAAGTGCCACGCCGGGAATTTTTTCGAAACGCGCTCGGACTTTCCGTGGCGAGGCGGCATAGTCACGATCAGGCGTTTTATACGACCCTCAGACGCATCTTGGAGGGCTTTGTCCAGCACATCCAAATGCCGGCCGTAAACGTCACGATACGCGCTGTCGTAATCGATAAAATAGGAAAAGTCCGCATACGCACGAGCGCGCCTAACCTCATCCAGTGTCGGGAGTTTGTGCATCCTTCATCGCCTTCCGTGCATCTTCTTTCGTGTTGTATTCACTTAGAATTTCTCCCGTTTCCGTATCCACGACGTAAAAACGTCCAAAAGCGGTGCGGTGAATGATCACGTTCACGCTTCCGCACATCCTTTCGCGGTAGCTAAATAGATGATAGACGTTTTCTTTCTCCCGGCCTTGAACCGCTGCCAAACACTTTCCTTTTCCATCCGTTCAGCAGCTTCGCGGTCAAAAAGCAAAAATAAAAACGGCTTAACATCGCCGCATTGATAAAGATACGGATTGATGAAATAAGCTTCCGTTTCGCCGGACACCCATTTTCCAATTGCGTTTTTGCGGATCAAGGATTTCACCCATTTCCGCATATTCGAACGGTCCATGCCCGTTTGACGCGCCATTTCGTCGATGTTCATGTACTCGCCGCCAGGCGTCACAATTGCGTTTGTGTTCAATTGCAAATAATCAGCCAAAACACTAAGTATCCGTTCCTCGGTTGGCGTAAACACTTCTTTTCGTACCACGTGCCGCCACACCTCCGTCATTCTTTTTGTGAAACGCTCGGCTTTGATCGGTGTTATGATTTCCCCGTTTCGTTCATACAACTTCCGTACCGCCACATCGTCCCACCTCCTAACCCGGAAATGAGGTACGAGATACCTCAAAATGAGGTACGAGATACCTCAAAACAAAAACGCCTTCCGCCCTTACGTATCAAGGGGTTTCGGCGTTTTTCGCATTTGTCTAACTCTAACTCTATATATTCCTTATTCCTTCGAAGCATTTTCAGCTTTCAACAAAATCGATTCAAGCTGCTTCAACTCATCAGCACTCAGCTTCCGCAAATCGACGCTATGTTGCACCTGGAACGGCTTGCCGTCTTTGTTGGCGATCGTTTGATCGACTTCGTGCCGATCGCGCCACCTGTCTTTCTGCCGATTCTTCAGCCACGCCATAGCTGCACCTGTGTCCGGCGCTACTTCTTTGACGACACTTTTTGTAATTGCGCCGTTTTCATACGTAGTTTCAACGTATTGATACCCTTTCGCGCGTTTGTACAAACTCGCTGCCACTTCTGCATCAGCCACAACCTTGCCGTTTTTTAAGGACTCCGAAAATTCGGGATATTCCTTTTTCCACAAATTCAATGTCGATTCAGTTACGCCGAAAAAATCCGCTATTTCCTTATCTGTCGCACCAAGCAAACACAGTTTATACGCTTGTTCGGCGTATTCTTCTTTATATTTCGTCGGCCTACCCCGTTTTGCCATCACACTCACCCACTTTCTTTATTAACGCCCAGCCCCCACCCCTGGCATTTTAGGACGTTTCACCCCATGCAAAAAGCCACCCGCATAGGTGGCTCTCGCATAACCTCACCCCCTCACGCGCCGCAAGAGGGTTCCGCAGTACATTTCGAAAGCTCCGGTTAGTATCATTTTACAATGAAAAAATCAAGATGTGGGTGTAGTTTTGGTGTAATCTTTGCAGAAAAAAAAATTAAGAATCTGTTCGTATCATGTTCGCATTGACAAAGTAAATGCAAAATGATATGATAAAGCCAGAAAACGACGAAGGAGGAATAAAAAAATGGATCGCTATCAACGGTACATCGAAAGGGAAATCAAGAAACTGAAAGACAGGCTGGAACTTTTGGAAAGGTGGAGAAATGCCGAGGAATTCAAAAGAGACTTGGAAAATTCGGGGTTTAAAATGATCGACGAAGACACAATTTGCAAAGTCTACGACAGAAAGCGTCTTGAAGCAACTGGCGCGTTTGTTGATGGAGAGGTCCAGCCGAACAAATTCGCTTTTACCCCGGTATATTCGAGAGCAAACGCAGAACATGTTGAAATCCAATACGATGTTGAAGAATTTATCAGAGATTTTTACCCATACTCAGCATAAAAAGGCCGCCCGCTAAAGCAGACGACCTAGAGGCGAAGAAACTTCCCTAAGCCCTTCGCCTCTCCATTATAACACGATAAATGGAGGGTTTAAAATGAAAATCGTTGAAAAAACAATGTTGCGCGAGGGTTACGGTACTGACGGTTTGTCGGTTGTGTTAGTCGAGTTAGACCGCTATTCCGAATTGAACACATACAAAACGTACCAAGCCGCCCTTGAAGACTACAAAAGTGAAATTTCCTCCTTCGAAAAAGGGGGAAGCAACCAATGAAGTTCACGGCCTTGCAAAACGGGATCATCACAAAAGCGTTTAATTCCTATCAAGAAGCAGAACAATATTTCGGAGAAGGAGCAAAGATAATACCCGTCCTTTCTTTGAAAGACTGGGCAAATCTTCACAGTGATTACAAAACCACGAAAGAAGGAAAGCCGCACGTTCTGTACTGGGGTAAAAACGGAACAACGTTCGGTCCTTGCGAAATAGTGTACAATTACCCCGCCTGACGATGGCTGCTTGGTCAGCAGCCGAAACGCCCGAAAGGGCATCGCGGGAGACCGCACACAACTATTCGCCACCCGCGCGGCGAACACAAATAGCGCGGGAACGAAAGGAGAACGCTATGAAACTCATCGAACTGCTCGAATCTGCTCGTGACGCCGGTTATGTCCGCATCGAAGGGAATGATGGAACTGTGTGGGATATCGAAAACTTTCTGTCCGAAGTCGATCTATCGGAGCACGACGGCGACTATGTGCTCCAATACGACGGC